AAAGATAACATTGGTGTCTTGGCTATGGAAGAAAGTGTACAGAACACAGCCTTCAACCTTATGTCAGTGGAAGCCAACGCTAGGCTCTATATCAAAGAGATACGTGATCAATATACTAAAGAGCAGCTACGTGTATGGCAGGAGAAGACCATCGGGACCAAGAGGTTCTTTGCCTTTGATCACTTTGGTTCTATCAGTAACGATGAAATCTTAGGTCGTGTTCGTTACATGGCTAAAGCATTAGGAACCAAGTGGATTATCCTTGATCATCTATCTATCTTGGTATCAGGTCAGGAAGACAACGGCGATGAGCGTAAGTCAATTGATATTCTAATGACTAAGCTACGCTCTCTAGTGGAGGAGACAGGCATTGGCTTGCTGCTTGTGAGCCACCTACGTCGGCCAAGTGGTGATCGTGGGCATGAGGATGGTCGTGAGGTATCCCTGTCACATCTTCGTGGGTCTGCCAGCATAGCACATCTATCTGATGCCGTTATCGCATTGGAACGCAACCAGCAAGCAGACGATGAGCAAGCAGCCAACACCACCACCATACGTATCTTGAAGAACAGGTATACTGGTGAGACAGGTGTTGCTTGCTACTTGCATTATGATAAAGTAACTGGTAGGATGACACAGATTGACAATCCATTCGTGGAGAATGAAGAATGAATAAAATTAAATGGTTTATTCATAGGTTATTTCACAACTCAAACTTTTTTGTAGGAGTTTACTGCCTAGATTGTGAGGGTGAAGAAGGTTGTCCTACATGTGATGGAAGAGGATGGCACATTGTCTTAGAGAAAAAATGTAAAACTTCAAACGCCGTTGAGAAAAAATATGATAAGTTAGATGGTAGCTTTATGATGTGTTGCCATGCAGAATATCTTTTAGATTATAATAATGAATCAAATTTTGTAACAGCAATAAGAGAAACTTTTACACAAGCTCAGATAGATGATGTCGTTAATTGGGATTGGGTAAAAGATAATCCTCTTAAGGAGAATGAAGAATGAACCAACATGAGAAACAACAACAGAACAAAATGGAGAAAGAGAATGACTCAAATGGGTCCACGTAAACAATTTGATAAAGCTTTGTATGACATAGCAGATAGGGATGCCAAGCAAGCTACCCTGAAGTATATTAAAGATATGAACTACACTACGGTAGATACTACAGAGAGGAAAGACTTTGATATTATCTGCAAGGCAGTAGAAGAAACACATCACCTCTATGAAGTAGAGGTTAAGTATTCTTGGAAGGGAGATTGGAACCCTAGTTGGAAAGAGATACGTATCCCTTACCGTAAGAACCGCTTGCTACTTAAGTGGAAAAAAGAATATCCCGATGCCTTGTTTACATTTATAGTGTGGCGTAACGATTGCAAACAGGCATGGCATATTGATGCTAATATTTTAGTTGACTGTGAAGTTAAAGAAGTGTCTAATCGAAACATCAGAGAGGGAGAAAAGTTCTTTCATATTCCAGTGGAGGATGCTTGTCTCATTAAGGTATAATGACAACAGCTATAGTTGATATTGAAACAGATAGTTTGAATGCAACAAAGATACATTGTATCGTAGCAAGGAGTTATGAAACTAATAAGGTTAAGGCGTGGGTGGGACAGGAGTGTTCGGAGTTCGCTGGTTGGTCGCAGCAGATAGATACTTTTATAATGCATAATGGTATTAGCTTCGACGCTCCTGTCCTCAACCGTCTGCTGGGATGCAATATAAAGCTGAGTCAGATAAGAGATACTCTCATTGAGTCTCAGCTTTATAATCCTATACGTGATGGAGGTCACTCTCTTGAAGCTTGGGGTAAGACCCTTGGCTTTGAGAAGGGTGACTTCCATGACTTTGAACACTACTCTCCTGAGATGCTGGAGTATTGTAAGCGTGACACAGAGGTGACCCGTCACGTAGCACAGGAGCTAGAGAAAGAGGGTAAAGCTTTTAACCCTAGAGCTTATGAGTTAGAGTGTAAGGTCAGGGCTATCTTAGATAAGCAGAAGAAGAATGGCTTTGCATTTAAGATACAAGAAGCTATGATCTTACAGGCGCAGTTGCAGGATGAGTTGCATGAGCTAGAACGTAAATCAGAAGAAGATTTTGATCCTACTATAATTGAATTAAAAACTAAGACTAAGTACATACCATTTAATATTGCCAGTAGGCAACAGATAGCACAACAGCTTATAAAACTAGGATGGAAGGCTAAACAATTTGGTAAGGAGATCGAATTAAAAGATGGTACAATAAAAAGAAATGTAATTATTAACGAAGCAGTCTTGTCAAAGATTGATCTACCAGAGGCCAAGATGTTTAACAGATACTTTCTATTACAGAAACGTACTGGCCTACTAAAGTCTTGGATCATGGCATGTCAAGAAGATAACCGTGTACGTGGTAGTGTGATGACACTACGTACTATAACAGGAAGGATGGCACATGCATCTCCTAATATGGCACAAGTTCCCGCTGTCTATAGCCCTTACGGCAAAGAGTGTAGAGGACTATGGACAGTTGATGATGTATCTAAGTATCGCTTGGTAGGTGTGGACGCCAGCGGTCTTGAACTAAGATGCTTGGCACACTATATGAATGATCCTGAGTATACTGATATTGTATTGACAGGTGACGTACACACGGCCAATCAAAAGGCTGCTGGATTACAGACTAGAGATCAAGCAAAGACATTCATCTATGCATTCCTCTACGGTGCTGGTGCAGCAAAGATAGGTAGTGTAGTAGGTGGTAATGCCAAGCAGGGACAGCAGTTGATAACTAAGTTCTTGAATAACATCCCAGCCCTTAAACTATTGAGGGAGCAGGTAGCTAGGTGGTCTTCTGAAGGTACAGTCCCGGCATTGGATGGTAGGCTGTTACATATTAGATCAGAACACGCAGCATTAAACACTTTACTTCAGGGTGCTGGTGCTATAGTATGTAAGCAGTGGCTTGTTCATATCATGGAACGAGTTATTAAAACTAAATTAGATGTGAGGTTGGTTGCTTCGATACACGATGAGTATCAGTTTGAGGTAGCCATCCCTGACATAGAAAGATTTTGTAGGCTAACAAAGGAGGCAATGACACAGACAACAAAGACACTGAAGATGAAGTGTGAATTAGACTGTGATTATAAAGTTGGTAAAACATGGGCTGAGACACATTAATATGTTGACACTCTAAATCAGATAGTGTATACTGATGGAGTTAAAGTAGTAGACATCTAATCAATGATCACGGTAGCGTGACATAAAAAAGGACATTTAACTATGGCTATGAACCCTATATTTATAACCGGCAAATGTGATTGGGCTAAACTTATTCAACCCAACACAAAATATGACAAACATTTTTGGGAAATTGATCTACGTCTTGAGGACGAGGCTACTAAACTTTCAATTGAAAGTATTGGTGGAACAGTCAAGATGAGAACAGAAGACTATCTAGCTAAAGGATATGAAGAAGCTCCCTTTGGTTATATAAAATGTAAACATACTACAGAGAACAAAAATGGACCTCGTAAGGCACCTACGGTAGTAGATTCCCAAAATAATCCTTGGGATGATAAACTTATTGGTAATGGCAGTATAGTAGTTGTTAAAGTACAGCCATATGCGTGGAATAATAATGGTCGATCAGGAGTAAGCCTTGATTTTGAAAGGGTTCAAGTCCTTGATCTAGTTCCTTATGCAATGTCTGAGGATTTTACTGTTGTTGAGGGTGGGTATATTAATCCAGAAGCTATTCAATCTCAGGCTGAATCTGATATTCCTTTTGGCAACTAGGTAAAGGTAGGGTGCTGCATCTTTGTGGGTGTAGCACCCTAATTTATTATGAAAAAAATTGAAACATTAGTAGAAGATATCTATAAGCTATTTAATTTTAGCCATATTGATAAGGATGAAAAAGAAGTAGACGCTCTTATAGATAATTTCGGTGAGATGCTTAAGGTCCACGTCAAAGAATTTATGTATAGCGAGCCAAGAGGTAATGGTTATCTCAGGCTATCCGCTATTGGTAAACCTACTAGACAGATATGGTATGATATTAATACAGAAACAGAAGAAAAATTACCACCAAGCACACGAATTAAATTTCTATATGGATATATTCTTGAAGAACTTTTACTACTCTGTGCATCCGTAGCTGGTCATACAGTAGAGGCACAACAGAAAGAAGTCACAGTAGAAGGAGTAGTAGGACATCAGGATGCAATTATCGATGGGGTTTTGGTTGACTGTAAGTCTGCTTCTAGTTATAGCTTTAAAAAGTTTGAGTCTAATACAATAGCAGACGATGATCCCTTTGGTTACATGGCACAGATATCTGCCTACTCACAGGCCAATGGAATAGACAAGGCAGCTTTTCTTGTTATCGATAAATCTACTGGAAAGATTTGCCTCACACCCGTGCATCCAATGGAGATGATCAATGCTGGAGAGAGGATTAAATATCTTAAGAAAACTGTCGCTGAAGATACTGTCCCCGATAAGTGCTATGATGCTATTCCTGATGGTAAGTCTGGTAACCTTAAGCTTCCTGTTGGTTGTGCTTATTGTAGACACAAGATTATGTGTTGGTCTGATGCTAACCAAGGTAAAGGACTACGCACATTCAAGTATTCAAATGGTAACAGAGACTTGGTACAGGTTACGAAGACACCAGATGTTCAAGAAATAATTAATTAAATGCATTGGAAGTATCCCAGTAAGCCTGATCCCAATAAGCACTTTGGTTTTGTTTATCTTATTACTAACAAGACAACGGGGAAGGCTTACGTGGGATGCAAACAGTACTGGCACCCAGTAAAGAAAAAGAAGGGCAGTGCTAAAGCAAGCAAAAAAGAATCCAACTGGATTATCTATATGGGTTCTTCCAAACCTTTGTTAGAAGACATCGAGAAGATAGGTAAGAAGAAATTTAAGTTTGAAATAATAGCAGAGTTTAAAAACAAAAGAAGCCTAAAATACTATGAGCTATACTATCAGATGAAGTATAATGTTTTGTCTACTACCTTGAAAGGTACAGATGAACCAGCATACTACAATAAATATGTAGGTGGTAAGTTCTATAGGCCAGTACAAGAGTTTGAAGATGAACCCAAAAGATTTAGATAACATATTAAAACTACAATCAAAACCCTTTACAAATTCAGAGAATATGTTATTCCTGTCTGTAATATATCAAGCACTGCTTGACATTACTGAGTCCGAAGTTGAGAATGAAGTTACTAGCATTACGTCTATGCGTAAAGAAGCTACTAACTGGTTCTTTGCTTCGATAGGAGTGACAACAGAAAACTTTGAATTTGTATGTGACTATGCTGGACTTAAACCCTCAAGAGTTAGAGAGTTTGCAGCATATGTTATCAACTCTGAGACTCACAATGAAGCTAGAAAAAAACTAAACCTTATATGGAAAGGACCAAAAGATGAATAAACATTTAAAGACACTAAAGATGACGTACTTTCAGCACTTTGTGTTTGCTTTACAGCTTGCTGTTGAAAGCCTCTTGACTGCTGTTGTACTTGTGATACATTCGGTATTCCCCTGTCTGTTTACAAACTACTTCTCAGATTGGATTGAAGGATGTCGCATCAGACTTAAACGTTGAAGGAGTTAAGTGGATGGCTGAAGGAAGAGAGAAATATATTCTACGAAAGATGCGTGAAAATAGAGAAGGAGTACCTAAAGAAGAAAAGGATTACTACTTTGAAAACGGAACTATGTTTGTAGGCAGTGATACTGCACACATGCACAGACCAGATGAAGCATTAGACAAACAAGTAGGAGGCAATCACTATAAAGATTGTGGCATACAACCCGTAGAGTATATTTATTCTAACGGGCTTGACTTTCTTGAGGGCAATGTTGTTAAGTATATTACACGTCACAGGACAAAGGGTGATGGTGAGCAAGACATTCGTAAAGTAATCCACTATGCAGAGATGATATTAGAAATGGCATATAAAAAAGGAGAATAATTAATGCCTCAAATAACCCACCTTGGCATTGAGATTAATCCAGCACAGGATAATTTATTTGATGAGCTTGGCATTGCTAGGCTCAAAGAATCCTATATGATGGACAACGAACTATCCCCTCAAGAAAGGTTTGCCTTTGTATCGAAGACGTTCTCTTCAAACAACGAACATGCCCAGCGCCTATATGACTACGCCTCCAAGCACTGGCTGTCTTACTCTACTCCTATCCTATCTTATGGGAGGTCCAAGCGTGGGCTACCCATCTCGTGTTACCTTAATTACATTGATGACACTGCTGAAGGGCTAGTCTCCAACCTATCAGAGACTAACTGGCTGTCCATGTATGGTGGTGGTGTAGGTATTGGCTTTGGTATTCGTTCTGCTGATGATAAGTCAACTGGTATGATGCCTCATCTAAAGATGTATGATGCATCCAGCCTAGCCTACCGTCAGGGACGTACACGCAGGGGTAGCTACGCTGCCTACCTAGACATTGATCACCCTGATATCCTATTGTTCTTGGAGATGCGTAAGCCCACTGGAGATCAGAACTTCAGGTGCTTAAACTTGCATCATGGTATTAACATTAGTAATAAGTTTATGCAGCTTGTTGAAGATTGCATGACTGATCCCAACGTAGATGACAGCTGGAACCTACGTGAACCGCATACAAAAGAAATTAAAGAAACTATTTCAGCAAGGGATATGTGGCAGCGTATCTTGGAGATGCGTATGCAGACAGGAGAACCCTATCTCCACTTTATAGATACGTCCAACGAGAAGATGCCGGTGTGGTTAAAGCAGCTTGGCTTAAAGATTAACCAATCCAATCTATGCTCAGAGATTATACTACCAACTAATAAGGATCGTACTGCTGTATGTTGTTTATCCAGTCTTAACTTAGAATACTATGATGAGTGGTCCAAAGAGAAGGGCTTTCTTAAAGATGTGTTGGAGATGTTGGACAATACCTTGAGTATTTTTATTGCAGATGCTCCTGATAGTATTGAACGTGCAAGATACTCAGCAATGCGTGAGCGTAGTATAGGTGTAGGTGCGTTAGGCTTCCATGCTTATCTACAGAAGAAGGGGATGCCCTTTGAAACAGCCTTGGCTAAGTCAGCCAACATGAGAATGTTCAAACACATTCGTTCAGGTCTCGACTCAGCTAACCTTGAGCTTGGTAGCGAGAGAGGTGAGGCTCCTGATGCTAAAGGCACTGGACTAAGGTGTAGTCATGTCATGGCTATCGCACCCAATGCTTCTTCTTCTATTATCATGGGCAACACATCGCCCTCTATTGAGCCGTGGAGAGCCAATGCCTATAGACAGGATACTTTGAGTGGATCGTTCTTAAATAAAAATAAATTCTTAGATCAACTTATTAAAGATAAGTGTGATAGTAATTCCAATCTAAACTATGATCGCATCTGGTCATCAATCATTGCCAACGATGGTTCAGTGCAGCATTTACGCTGCTTGGATGATCAAGAGAAAGAAGTATACAAGACTGCTATGGAGATTGATCAGCGGTGGGTGATTGAACATGCTGCTGATAGGCAAGAGTACATTGATCAGTCGCAGTCACTCAATGTTTTCTTTAGGCCGGATGCAAACATCACCTACCTACATGCTGTACACTTCATGGCATGGAAGAAGGGGGTCAAGACCATGTACTACTGCCGCTCCGAAAAGATTGGTAAGGCTGACAAGGTATCACGTAAGATTGAACGGGAGATTATACAAGAGATTGATATGGAAGCACTTGCTTCTGGTGAGGAGTGCTTGGCCTGTGAGGGTTAGTATGATATACAAATGGTACTGCTATCTAAGATCAAAGGGATACGGAATTTTTACTAGCATATCCTGTGCT